CACGCTCATCTGCCAATTAGCACTCCCAGCCTTCAAATAAGAGGCTTTCTTCTTGTCCATGACATTTCCTGCCTCTAAGCCCCAAAGAGTCCTGTATGAGGCTCCTATGCCCTCTGTGAAGGCACTAATGCCTGCCCTGTGAGTGTGACCACAAACCACAGACTTGCCGAACTTCTTAGCCAGCCCTAGAGCTGTGAGTCCAGCATTGGAGTTCATTGATCCTTCATCGCCATGGACTAAGACCCATCCCTTATGAAACTCGAATGGTCTTTTATGGAAGCGGATTCCGAGTCCAGCGAAGTCCATAAACTTTGCGTATTCCAGTTCTGGTAATCCGATGAGGCTAGGTGCGCGTAATAGTGTGTGGTATAGGCGGTCTGTGTGATTGCTCCGAGTGACATCTGTTGTGCCGAGTTCATAGAGAATATCCTGCGCAAGGCTTCTGTCAGCATCTAGCGTACCTTCCCACTCTAACTTAGTACCTTGAGCCCAGCGTGACTGAGACTGCATGTCTAACTCATCGCCTGTGTTTAGGATGAGGTCAAACTTTTCGCGCTTTACTAACTTGATAAGATTCTTAACAGCTTGCTCATGATGGTATGGGATTTGTAAATCCGATATAACAAGATAGCGGGCTTTAGTCATCGTCCTCATCTTCGTAGTTGCCGAACTTCTCTGGATCGACAGGGTGAGGCAATATCCAAGCAGGGTAAGAACCAGTATCAGTAATCATAAATAAGGCTAGACCTTCGTTAAAGCCAGCCTTGCGTAGTGATTTGTAATACTCATGCAATCCGATGCAGTAAGCATCCAGTGCAGAGTAACCTTGATCCTCTAGCTCTTTCGCTTTTCTTGCCATAGCAGAATGTTACCTGTCTAGTAAGATGTTATAGATTTCATCGACTCGTGTGTTGAGTCTTTTAATCTCAGACAACAAATGGGTAATTACATAACCTGACAGGCCACCGACTATTGCCAGTGTTGCTATGTATAGCGTGAAAAAGTCAGACTGTGTCACTTTTTAGGACTCGCATATCCAAAGACACCAGATAGCACAGCCCAAAGGATTGCGCGGTAATCTGCTGCAAAGTTAGTTGATGCCCAAGCTGCCAAGAATGCTCCAGCAGCTAAGTACGCAGGATGCTTGATGTTCTTCATTAGTTTCCGCCTAACATAGGTATCGAATAAAACTCACCCAGTAAGTCAGCTTCTTTCTTAAAGCTAACATGCATGTGGTGAGTGTGTTTGTTAGCCCCTTTGTACTTACGCCACTTCCAGTTAAGGACGGGAGACGCAATCCTGCCGTTAAAAATAATGTACGAGATGCGCTTCTCTGCCTTAGACTTGCAACTGATTCGAAGCTGATCTGCAAGGTCTGGCATGATATGCGGTTTGACTCCTGCACCGAATAGGTCTGCGTCAAGGTCAATGGCACGAACCCAACCCTGCTCATCTGGATTATGATCAGACTTGCGAGCAGCGTGTCGGGTATCACCGACCCAACCATCCGATGCCCGATCACGATCTGGGAAGGAATCATCTATTTGCTCTCTTAACTGAATCGCAGCTTTAGAAAGTTTAGGCTTCATGGTTTAGGTGGATTTTTAATTTCTTCTGGTATTTGCTCATACGCAATTTTTAATTCTTCCCACAAAGGCTTTTGTCGTAAATCATTCCATGCAAGATTATCAAAATCTGCTTGTTGATTTCCTGTCGTTGAGCCAAAATATTCGGCTTTTGGTAATAATGCTTCAATAGCCAATGCAATGTCCATATTAAGCCACCTTTATGATTGTTATTTGTGTATAAACTTCGGCTGCAAATCCAGTTGAAATACCAAATCCATAAGTAGCGACAGTAGAGGCAGCGTAATGTTGCACCTCAAATACTTTAGATGCAGCAATAACAACAACTCCGCTAAATGGAGAGTGTGTGACTGCTGTGTCGGTTGTATCTACATAAGAAGTACCGCCATTTATTGCAACTGTTGAATCGGTAATATTATAAAAACGAGTAACATGATTATTTACATCATAAGCAGGTGCGGAACCTTGAATCAGAAATGTGCCAGCAGGTAATGTAATTTGGTTAGAAGCAATCGAACATCCTGAAATGCCGTTAGTGCCTACAGTTGTATTTATGTCGCGGGTGCGAAAAGCGGCCGAAGTAAATGTGCCACCATTTGTGCCGCTAGTTTTTTGGTCAGAAAATGCCGCAATTGAAATACTTGCACCAGCCGAAGGTGTAGCCCATTTCAACCCCGTAGCAGTAGTTGAATCCGCTGTAAGGACTTGATCGTTAGTGCCTACTGCTAGACGAGCTGGTGTATCAGCAGCAGTAGCAGTAATTAAATCGCCCTTAGCGTCTAAAATTACAAGAGGGTCAATCGCACCCCATACAAAATCCATGTCTGTGTTGCTGTTCTTCTTTAACACTTGACCTGTAGTGCCACCTTTAAGATCAAGTAGAGATGCATCGATTGAATCGCCTAGGGTCTCAATGGCTACTGCGCCATCCTTGACCAAGTCAGTGCTGGTCGGCACTGCCCAACCAAAGTTAGGTGTTGTTGTTGCCATTAGTTTATTACTCCGATCGCTTTAGACCACTGTAGTGTAGCATTTACGCCACTCCAAAGGGTATTGGTTGGGGTTACTGTCGCCCATGTTGGGGCAATAAGTGAGAAATCTGTAGGTGAGACATAAATAGTTGCATCCACATAGGTTGGTGTAGCTGCAAGTGAAATGCCCTCTACAAAGCCTGAGAAGTACCCCTCAAACATGTTGAAGGGTAGGTTAGTAATAACTACTGGCTCGCCAAAGAATAGGTTGATAAGGTTGTCTAGTTGGGCAGATGGCATTGTTGGGTTATCGAGTCTAAAAGTAATCTGGTCAAGCTGTGTTCTAGGTGTCGAGCGCAAAGCTAAGTCTCGCTCCACGATATCCTCGACATCTGCAAGGTAACGGATGTTGGAATCGTAGCTCTTTTGATAGCGACCATAAGTAGTAATGGAAGCATCGTCTGTAGCTGAATAGGTGTGGTTGTAGTCATTGCCATAGCGCACAATTTCACTATTGCGAATCTTGCCAATTTGTAGAATGGACTTAACGCTTGATGGCGTTGCGTAATTTGCGTCTAATTGGGTTGAGCCGTTAGCTGCTAAATAGGTGCTTCTATGATCCGCGTCTGCATAGGCTATGCGCCCCTGCTTGTCCTCATAGAGCAGACCTAGTGCGCTATCGGCTATCTGTGTCACTAAGGTCTGTGTGTTGCGGTCTGCTGCGCTAAGATTATCCATCTCATATAGCCCAGTATCGATTTCTCCTAAGCCCACATTTTCTGCATTAGCCCATGTAGTAGTTGGGTCATAGTTATACCACTGAAGGGCAGGTGCTACTTCTATCCATTCATTAACTAATAAATCCTGAAGGATAATAGAAATCTGCTCACCATCTAGGTCATGAGCTACTGATGCTGTGTATATGGCTTTAGGCAATTTAGCCAAAGCACCTACTGCAAGAATTGAACCAACAGTAACAAAGCCCGTTTCTTCTGGGCTTCTGACAGAAGTTCTAAAATCTGAGACTGTGCCACCAAAGACAGGCACATATACACCAGCACTATCTTTAAGTTCTAGGGTTAAGGAATCTGTTACATCAATGTCAAAAAGCGCATTGGTTGAGTTAATGATGTCCATGCGGGCATAACCTGCTTGACATTGCCGATCAATATCAATACGACCAGTAGTGACATTAACTGAGGTTACATTTGTATAAACAGTAGTGCCTACTGTAATGCGCCATTCTGGAAGCCATGTCATATTGGTAGAAGCAGACTCGATGTTCCACGCTGGACAGCTTGGCGAATGACATCTTCAACAGCGCGGGCTATTGTTTCTGGGTCTCCAATACCTGTATTCACATTTGTGTTAATAGTTACACCTGCTGGCAGTTGATTGCCTGTTCCAGATGTGCCTAACCCAACTGTTGATGGCATTGAAGTGGTAGCCCCGCCATTGGATGTAATGCCTAAAGATGCGTTAGTTGCCCCTACAAATGGTACGAAACCACCAAGAGCAGCTTTTTGTGCTGCACCTAAACTGTTAAAGGCTGAAGCTGCTGAACCAGCAAAAGACTTAAAATAACCTTCAAGCGTATCTAGTTGCGCCTTGACAGACATGAAGTTCCAGTTTTTGAAGATATCGTCTAGAGGCTTAATGCTTGCCAATGTAGTAACTAACTTCTCGGTATTCTTTTGAGCCTCATCTAGCATTTTGGTGTATTTATCAATTTGGCTGATGTTTTCATCTTCAATAGCTTGCATGAGCTTGAGACGAATACGATCTTCTTCTGAAATCTTGCCCTTGAGAGCAGCTTCAATCTGAATCTTCTGGATGTCAAAGATTGCTTTGGCCTTAGCCAATTTTAACTGTGCAGTGTTAATTTTAAGATTTTCTTTGGCAATCTTGTTTTCAGTAGTTGCTGTTGATTTATTAAGGTTAGAGCCAGATTGGATGGGTTTTTTAGAGGGTGTGCTTAAAGTGACTCCAATTTGTTTGCCAGCAAAACCAAAAAAGATACTTTTACCAAGGTCTTTAACATTTTTAATAAGTGATGGAATGGCTCCTATAGCAGTACCAGCAGCTAGGGTTACTTTGTTAAAGCCACCCGCAAGTGTTTCCAAGAAGATTGTGGCATCGCTTGCTTCTGTTCCACCGCTTGCGCGAGATAAAGCATCAACAAAGCCTTTACCAATAAGTTCATTAGCTTTTCCTGTTGCAGTGCTTAAAACATCCATTTTGTAAGAAGTTGTAGTTAGGTAATCTTCTGCTGCTCCAGCTGATCTCTTTAGAATAACTGACAAGATTTCATTGAATGACAGTGTCGTAAGTTCAGCCTTTGTCAAACCTGAGTTGTATTTGACTAGACCTCTAGTAACTCCTACATAACCTTTACCCAAATCCTGTGTAACTGTGGCTAGATCAATGCCAGACGCTCGGCTGATAGTAATTGCATCATTAAGAAGTTTCTGGGATTGGGTTAATGAGCCAGTAGTGGTAAGCAAACCCTGAAACGCTGGACGCAGAATGTCGTCCGCAATTGCCGCTGAAGTTTCTAATTTATCAATGTAGTCAGCAATGGCAGGATTAGCAAAGCCAATGCCTAGATTCTCTACTGCTCGGTTAAGTCTAAGGGCTGCTGCTTCATCCGCTGCAAATGCTTTTACTGCTGTCTTGCTAAATTGGACTAATGCCGTTGCGCCAAATGCAATACCAAATGTGCCTGCAAGTTTCTTGACATTGCTATTGAGTTTTCCTACAGCAGTATCGGCTTGCTTAAAGGCTTTATTGCCAGTGTATTCAGCTGCTAAGTTAATGACTACTGATGGATCAACTGCCATTATTTAACTCCCATAGCGTCATAGAACTTTAATTTAGAGTTCTCAATAGCTTTAATAACTGCTGCGTTAGTCTGCCCGCCATCTTCTTTCCATGCTCTAAAGATTGCGCGACCTTTCATCTTGCCTGACCTACGACCTGCACCAGTCTGATTATTGGCATCTACTATCTGCCCATAATTATTCATCGCTTCGATAAATTGCGCACCTGCTTGCGGGTTATTGCTTTTAGATTGATTCTTAGTGCCAGAACGAATCATCTTGCCATAGTTGGCTTGACTCTCACGCACAACTTTAGCCATAGGAGCCTGCTCGCGACCATTAGGATTCTTGCGACCAGCAGTCTCATAAATAGCACCAGCAGCAGAAGCATTAACAATGCGAGCTAGTGCTCTGAAGCCTTGCTTATTAGGTCTAGATGGTGTGGTCTTATATCCAATACCGCGCTTGGCTTTTCCTGTATTCCAAATACGATCACTGCCCCAAGCTGTTGAACTACTTTTAGCCCATCCACTCAGAGGAGCCTGTGAAGGGATAAATCCTCTAGCTTTATTAGTAATCGGCTTAAGAAGATTGCCTAACTCTTTTTGAGTTTCTTTAGCTAAGTCTGGAGCAAAGTTTTTTAGAGCCTTACGAAGTGCGATTGCGCCCTTTACTTCTGTTGGCATCGCTTATCTCCTTTGCTTCATCTTTAAGACCGTACAACAAGGCTTGAAGCATTATTGGGTCTAAATCTAA